TTTAAAACTCAATAACTAGTTTAATATTTTCTGTTTGGTCTGTTGCTCTTTGAATAGGTGCTCTGTTTTCTATGTACAATACATCGCCAGAGTCATGATCTATTTCAGAAGCAGAATACCCACTTGAAAATACAACATTGTTAACTGTTGCCGAAACGCCTGTGTCTGGTGTTCCTGTCGCTGAAGACGTTTGACCTGTGATTACATGAGTACTAGAAATAGCTGTCAAGTTACCGTTAGCGTCAACGCCGGCGTCATTGTGTCTTGATTGAATGTAGTATAAAATTCTGTTTGTTGCGTCCCACTCTACTACTTTAGCAACAGCGCCTGTAGTTGCTTGATTTAATTCTTCATCTACTACAAAAGTACCTGGTGTTGGACTAGCAGCTAATCTTACTGCTTTAGTACCTCTTAAAGTTGAAGCACTTGCAGCTGAACCTGAAGCTTTTGGATCTCTGATTAAACAAATTTTTCTAAAGTCGTTACCAGCATGGAAATCTCCAGAGTTTGCTGTTTCTGATCCTTCTAAATTTACATTTAACATTACAAAGAAACCACCTAATTCTTCTACTGCATTAAAACCATGACCACCTTTTGGAGAGATAATCACATCTAATTCTGCACCTGTTAAGTTTGTTGCACCAGCAGATACTATTTCTGCATTTGAAATTGTACCAAAAGTATAACCTGATCCTACGTTAGTCATTGTTACCTCTGTAACAGTACCACCTGATACTACAACATTAGCAGTTGCACTTGATCCGTCACCTTTAATTGTTACTGAATGTGTTCCGTTTGTTCCACCTGAACCGGCAGATTTAATTTTAATACAATCAATTGAACCATCTACAGCAGCCGAACTAACAGTTGAGTTAGTTGAAATTCCCATAAAGTCTGTTGATAAAAAGTTTGATTGTTGAGCCGCTGACATAGTGTACATATATTTCCATCTGTAACCATCAGCAGTTGTTATAACACTAGTACCTGTACCAGCTGGTTCATTTACTGAAGGAGTATTGCCATCATTGTCAATACACTTATAAACGTTTCTGTCTGTAGTTAAAACATAGAAATTAGCGTCATGTAAAGTTGTTGCACCACCATTAGCAGTATTTCTAGTAGATGTACTACCTGTAATATATTCTCCATAGTCGTGTCTGTAAATATCGTATGTTGTTCCAGTTGCCCAATTTCTTCTTGGTACTGCAAAACTAATATCTGAACTTGTAATTTTTTTAGCAGCTAATAGATCATCAAAAGTATTGAACTCTGCAACAACAGTATCACCTGGTATAATTGGTGCTGAGTCTGTTCCTTCATAATCTGTACGGCCATCACCTCTTGTAGGTGTACCGAAAGCTTGTGGTCTTGCTAGACCTAGATAATAAACATTTGGAGAAGATTCCGTGAAAGATTCGTGAAACTGCTCACTGTTGTTTATTCTGAATTTTGTTGTTATTATCGCTGGCATAATTGTTATTCCTATTTATAATACTTTCCTATGATGTTGTTCCAATAATTGTTTTTAATGTAGTACCACTAGAGTTTTTTACTAGTAGAGTTGACGTATTAGATAGACTTCCCATAGTGATAGAACCACCAGAAATATTAACTGCATTGGCATTTTGAGAAGCTATAGTACCTATTGTACCTAAAGCAATGTTAACAAAAGCACTACCGTTCCACTGTAAAACATCGCCACTTGCAATACTTGTTAAAGTGACATCGTTCATTTCGGTAATTGTATCTTCCGTTGCTATTTGAGCGTCAACGTATTGCTTTGTTGCAATACCTAAATTTTTTGTTGGGTTACCAAATACTGTAACCTCACCTGTGCTATCTCCTTCTAACCAAGTTGTCAAAGTAGAACCATCTGATCCTGCAATTATCATTGCTCTAGTTTCACCTGCTGTATTACCAGAGGCATTTCCTATAATAACATTACCTGATCCAGTTTCTATAGTTTGACCTGCATTATAACCTACAAAAGTATTTTGTTGTCCTGAAGATACTTTTAAACCTGCGTTTGCACCTATAACAGTATTTTTTTCTCCTGTTGCGTCTTTACCTGCTGAATGTCCTACGGCTGTACTTTTTGCTGTAGATGTAACTGATTGTAAAGCTGCAAAACCCACGGCAGTATTATCATCTCCTGAAGTAATTGCTCTTAAAGATGTTTTACCAACGGCAACGTTTTCTTGTGCTGAACTCAAAGTACCTGTCACCGAGTGACCGATCATTATAGAGTTTGAGAAGTTTGTTCCTTCTTGTTTACCAGTAATTACACCAGCATTTAAATTAGTACCATCTCCGAAAGTAGTATAGATTTCGTTAAAGTTATCGTTGATTAAATCACCACCAGCTCTAATAGTAGAACCTGTGCCGTCATTAGGAGTTGAACCGATTGATATTGTTTGTTTTGCCATTTCTATCTCTATTTATAGTTATATTTATACACTTGTTTTGTCAAATTTTTTGTTTGTTGAATCAAATTTTAAAGTATTACCACTGAACGATTCTTCACCTGGGAACGTAATATCTGTTGGAAAAGCGAAGTTAGTCTTTAACATAAACCCAAAATCATCTTCTTGTGAGTTTGTTCCACTTATCATACTTAATAACGCTGGTGTACCATCTAAACTTGATCTAGTACCAGTGACTTTTAATTCATTTAATCTGTTGAAAGTATTACCAGTTGTACCATTAATACCACCTGATCTGTTACCTGTAACACCATATGCTGTATTTGCAAATCTATTAACTGATTTAAAACTAGGACCACAATATGCAAATCCTTGATTTATAGTCACGTCTGTTCCAACTTTTCTTCTTATTCTTAAATTCAATCTAACGCCTATAGGAGCTCTTGTTAACGTCACGTCTCTTTGATTAGTTGTTATTGAAACTAAACCTTCTTCTTGATAAGAGTTTGATCTTAAACTTGTACCATCATCAACTGTTCCTATTCTTCTACCAAATACAGTTTCAAATATTAATTTCATCATTGCAATTATTGGTTCACCAATTACACCAGTGTTTATTGCCTCTGCAACTTTAACTCTCATATTCAATCTGTTTTCTATATCAACTTGTCCTGTAAAATAAAAACCTGAAGTATGCATTGTTTTTTTAAATGCGTCTCTCCATAAATTAATTGAGTTACCTACTTTTAATACATAAGAAAAATCTTGATAGTATAAACTATCTTGTACTTTCATTGTAGACTCTGAAATATGTCCTTTTTCATTTATAAATCTACCATCTGTATCAACTACAGCAGTTACGTTTACAGTTGTTGTAGTAACATCTAATTTTTTTAATGTAGCACTACCTGTACCAGACGCTACTGTTTCGTCTTCTTGAAAAGTACCTGAAACTTCTTTTAATTTTAAAATATTAGTACTTGCATTAAAACCTGTAACTAAACCTGTTGCGCCTGAAGTAGCACCTGAAACTGTATCTCCATTAGTAAATGTACCTGTAACTGACATCACAAATAAATTATTTACAAAAGATAATGTAGGTGGTGTAGGACTTTGTTCGTATTTAATACCTAAATTAGATGTTGATATTCCTAAAACTTTTCCTACGTCTGTACCATATGCTAATACACTTGCACCTGATCCTGATGTAGATGTAACTGAAACAGTTGGTAAAGATTTATATCCGTCACCACCGTTTGTTAAGTAAATATCTGTAATATCTCCTACGCCTGATTCAAAAACAATTTTATCTCCTGTAAGATGATCGCCAGCAGATGTTTCTTCTTCTAATACAATATGATCAGTGTCTTCATTAGAAACTGCACCGTTAACAACTGTAACTACACCAGCTGCATTTAAACCAAATGTGCCTGTGTTAGTAAAACTTAAAATATCTCCTATTTCATAACCTGTTCCACCAGCGTCTACAAATGTTTCTGTTATCTTACCAGAACCTACATCACTAATTTGCATAGCAGCTTGTTCACCACCACCTGTGATTTTTATAAGATCGTCTGTAGTATAAAGATTACCATCGTTAGTAATTGTTTTTGTTCCTGGTATACCTGTAATAGTAGCTAAAATGTAATAATCTGATTGATCAGTTTCAGTACCCTCTATAATTTCACTTACAGCAAAAGTACCTACAATAGTTTCTTTGTTTATAGTAATTTCAGAAACTTCATTAGCGCCAATGTAAAATTTTTCAACATTTTCTACTATTGCTGTTGCGTTTGATGTTCTTCCTTTTATTTGTCTTCCTATTAAACTTAAAGTTTCTCCTTGTGTACTTAATACTCTTAAAACTGTTTGTGTGTTCCAAGTACCATCTGATACCTTCATCATATTCTGTCTAGGATAAAATGTTTCAGATTTATCGTTAAAAAGTATTCTAAAAAATAATTCGTGACCTTTTTGTGTACCTTTTAACTTATATAGAGATTTTATATTTTTTATTAAATTTCTTTTGTTTATTCCTGAAGATAAATTCTCTGGAATAGTTTTAAAAAACTCATTTCTAAAATTATCTAAAAATTGAGAAATAACTTTATCTGGATCTCTAAAATTTGTTAATTGTTGAATACTATGAACAGGATTAGGTCTATATGTATTAACAACTGCTTCAGCGTTAGAACTTTCACCTTTAATTATTTCACCTGTTATAAATTTGTCTTGTGCTGTTATGAATAGTCTATTTGAATCTAAATCCTCAGTTAATACTACAGATGTTGCTTTAGAAGTTTGTCCTGTTATAGTTTCTCTATATGTAAATTTACCAAAACTACTATCTTCTAATATTATCTTATCACCAAGGTCTAATTGAGTATTTTCAGCGCCAAGTGAACCACCATCTAATACTAAATTGTTTTGTATGCCTGTTTGATTTTCTAAATTAATTCCGTCTGTAGATTGAATAGAAGTTACGCCTAATTCGGCAGCTTCCATAAATTGATAATAAGTTTTTAAAAACTCTACAAATTTTGGGTGATCATCAACAACAAAATCTGGTAATTGAGTGTTTATTAAGTTGGATATTTTATTATCAAATTTTGCCATTGGCTAAATTAGTAACTTGTTGTAGTATTGTAGCCTACGCCGGCTTCAGATGAACCACCAACAAATGTATCTTCCTCTACAGTTATATTTGAGTTTGTAACGTCTATTTCTACGACTTGATTTCTAACAGGCACAATATCGTTTGAATTTGGTTTAACTGTAATTTCAATAACGTTGGAAACAGCATTTCTTATATTTGATATTGAAGCTACGTTCAATGAGTTTAAAGTAACTTGACCTGTTTCATAATTAACAGTACCTTGTGTATTGTTAGCATAAGTTTTAACACCACTTACTAGA